TCGTGTTCAAGAACATCAAGGACACGATCGAGATGGACGCCGAGCTGTCGGCGGCCTCGGAGGTGTTCAAGGACGCCATCGAGGTTCCGGCCTCCGGGTCGGTCTGTCGGGTGCTCAGCTCTGACGGGTCCCTGGCACACGGCCTCTCACCTGTCGTGTCGGTCGTCGACGAGACGTGGGTGCACCAGACGTCGGAGCTGTACGAGGCGCTCCTGTCCGGTTCGGGTGCTCGACGACAGAGCCTCCTGGTGCACATCACGACCGCCGGCGTGGGCGAGGGGACACCGCTCGCACACCTCGTCGAGTACGACCGCCGCGTCCAGGCAGGCGAGGTCGACGACCCGACGTGGTGGTCGTGGTGGAAGCCACCACCGCCGGACTCGGACCACACCGACTCGGCCACCTGGGCGCAGGCACACCCCGCCTATGGCGACTGGATCACCGAGGAGTACCTGACGAGCCAGCTCAAGCAGATGCCGTCGCCGGAGTTCAAGCGCCTGCACCTGGCGACGTGGATAAGCGAACGCGACGTGTGGCTGGAGCCGCACCAGATGGAGCTCGTCGGCGAGAGCGACCCGTTGACCGCCGACGACTTCCCGATCCTCGCCATCGACGGCTCCTGGAGCTCTGACGCGTCGGCCATAGCGGCGGCGACCGCAGACGGCCGCATAGAGCTCCTCGAGCTGCAGGAGAAGCCGATGGACGGCCCCGACAACTACCGCATCAACATCCCGGACCTGCTCGCCGGCCTCGTCGAACACGCAGAACGGCTCATGCCCCGGGCCATCGTGTACGACCGGTACCTCCTGGGGCCGCAGATGCTCGCCCTGGGCGACGAGGGCCTCCCCGTCGTCGAGTTCCCACAGAACGCCCGCCGCATGGTGCCGGCCACGAAGCGGTTCGCCGACGAGCTCCTCGACGGCAACCTGTCGATCGTCGACAACGACCACGCCGCAGCGCTGCGCCGCCACATCGCCAACTGCCGCCTCAAGACGGACCGCCTGGGCTCGAGGATCGTAAAAGACCACACGGGCTCATCGAAGAAGATCGATGCCGCCGTGTGTGCCGTGATGGCCCTCGACGCCGCCAACGAGATACCAGTACCCGAACCCGAACCCACTCCGAGGATCTACTGATGGCCCTATTCCGACGCAAGCTCCAGACCCGCGACCCTGACCCCTGGCCCCCCTGGCAGCCGCCCATCTGGAACCAGAACCTCGCAGGCGTAGCCGTCACCGACGACACCGCGCTGGGCATCGTGACCCTGTGGCGCTGCGTGGAGCTGATCAGCTCGACCATCGCGGGCCTGTCGGTCCACGTCTACCGCGACGGGGAACGCATCGAAACGCCTGCGATCATCATCCAACCCAACCCGACCGAGAACCGCATTGACACCTACTCGGCGCTCATCACGTCGATGTTGCTACGCGGCAACGGGTACGCCCGCCTCGGGGACTTCGACCGGTTCGGCCACCCCCGCCAGCTCGTCGTCCTGAACCCCGACGCCGTCCAGGTGCGCCTATCCGAGGCGACAGGGGCGATCACCTACGAGGTCGGCGACTCGAGGTTCACCGCCGCCGAGATCCTGCACCTGCGTGGCTTCATGCGCCCCGGCCACATCGTCGGCCAGGGGGTGCTCGACTCGCAGAAGCACGCCCTGGGCCTCGCCATCGCCGAGCACGAATACACCGAGCGGACCTTCTCGGAGGGGTCCATCCCGTCGGGGATCATCAAGACAGACGTGGACCTGTCGCCCGAAGCGGCCACCGACCTCAAGAAGGCCTGGGTGCAGTCACACGGCGGCAGGGATCGCACACCCGCCGTGCTCTCGGGTGGCCTCGACTACAAGGCGATCCAGCTGTCGAACTCGGACCTGGAGCTCCTCGAGGCCCGCAAGTGGTCGGCCACACAGGTGGCTGCTCTGTTCGGCGTCCCCGCCCACCTGGCCGGTGCGCCCAGCAGCGACAGCCTCACCTACTCGACGGTCCAGGAGGACTCGAGGGCGTTCGTCCGGTTCGGGCTGCGCCCCAACATCGTGCGCCTCGAGCAGGCCCTGTCGACGGTCCTACCCAGGGGGCAGTCGGCGTCGATCAACATCGACTCGTTCCTGCGGGCCGACACCCTGACCCGCTACCAGGCCCACCAGATCGCCCTCGCGGCCGGCTGGGTCAGCATCGAAGAAGTCCGACGTTTGGAGGGACTCCCAACATGACAAACGACATCATCATCCGAGCCCTGGCGGCCGACACCCTCGAGGTGCGAGAGTCCCCCGAGGGGCGACGCATCTGCGGCATCGCCGCGCCGTTCAACCAGGACTACGACGCAGGCGACTACGTCGAACGCTTCACCCAGGGGGCGTTCACGAAGTCCATCGTCGAGCGGGGCGACAAGATCCCGCTGCTCGAGGCACACCGCCAGGACGCCATGCCGCTCGGCCGCGCCACCACCCTCGAGGAACGATCCGACGGCCTCTACGCCGAGTTCCTCGTCAGTCGAACGGGGCGAGGCGACGAAGCCCTCCAGCTCGCCCGCGACAAGGTCATGCACTCGTTCAGCGTCGGCTTCGTACCGGTGCGCGACCACCGCCGCAAGACAGCCGACGGCCGCCCCCTCCTCGAACGCCAGGAGGTCAAGCTGCACCACGTCGGCCTCATCTCCGAGGTGCCCGCATACAACGACGCCAGGGTGCTCGCCGTGCGCGACTTCGACCCCGACGACGAAGAAGCCGCCCCGCTGCTGTCGGTCTGGCGAGCCCGCCTGCTCTAATCCCCCAACTGTCACGCCCTGTCGCTAATACTTGAGGTACTGCGCCGAACCATGCGCCGCCGGTCGTGCCGGCACCCGTGGGACACCCAGATACCAACCCACCTGCACGAACGGAGAAACACATGGACCTCCTCGACCAGCTCGTCGAGAAGCGCGCCGAGGTTGCCGACACAATGTCGGGAATCTGCGACGTCGCAGCCGACGAAGCCCGAGACCTGACCACCACCGAGGACGAGAACCTCAAGGCACTCCGCGAGGATGCCGAGAAGCTCGACACCAGGTGCGCCGAGCTGCGAGAAATCCAGCTCGCCAACGCTGAGGCCGCAGCCCTGCGCGCCGAGGTGACATCGACCCCCGAGGAAGCCGAAAAGGCAACCGAGGTGCGCGTCACCGACGAGCCGCTGACGTACAGCGAAACGTCCAAGTCGTCGTTCTTCCGCGACCTCTACGCGAGCCAGATGCACCACGACCCGTCGGCGGGGGCGCGTATCGCCCGCCACGCGACCGAGATGGACGTCGAATACCGCGACGCCAGTACCTCCAGTTTCGCCGGGCTCGTCGTACCGAGTTACCTCACCGTTCTCGCCGCTGAGCTCGCCAGGGCCGGGAGGCCATTCGCCAATTTGTGCACGTCGATGCCTCTCCCGAACGACGGGATGACGATCAACATCTCACGCGTCACAACCGGTTCGTCGGCTGCCGTCCAGGCGACGGAGAACAGCGCGCTGTCGGAGCAAGATCTGGACGACACGCTGCTCACCCTCGACATTCGCACGGTGGGCGCTCAGCAGGACGTGTCACGTCAGGCCCTGGACAGGGGCACAGGCGTCGACGCGATCATCATGGCCGACCTGTCGGCTGCGATTGCCACCACCCTCGACCTGGGCTGCATCTACGGCGACGGCACCTCTGGTGCGCTGCTCGGGCTGAACAACATCACCGGCAAGAACGACGTGACCTGGACGGACGGAACTCCGACGGTCGCCGAGTTCTACCCGAAGTTGATGGATGCGATTCAGCAGATCAACTCGAACCGGTACGCCGGCCCCGACCTGATCATCATGCACCCCAGGCGCGCCGCGTGGCTGTTCGCAGCCGTCGGGAGCGACTCGAGGCCGATTGTCCTGCCCACGGCAGGCGTCCCGTCCAACGCGATGGGCACCGGCCCGGTTGCCGGCTACGGCCTCAACGGCCTGCAGCTCGCCGGAATCCCAGTGGTGGCCGACGCGAACATTTCCACGGTGGGCGGCGCGGGCAGCGACGAGGACTCAGTGTTCGTCGTGCGACGTGCCGACATGCTGCTGTTCGAGAGCCCAGGTGCGCCGTCGATGGTCCGCATGGACCAGACGCTCGGCGGCCAGCTCACCGTCAAGCTGGTTGCGTTCCAGTACGCCTGTGCATGTTTCGGGCGCTACCCGACGGCAATCAGCAAGGTGTCCGGCACCGGCCTGGTCGAGCCGAGCTTCTAGGCCGGCCTACCAGGCTCCCCGCCGGCCCCCCCGGTAGGAGCATCGGTTCCCCGGCGGCCACTTCGGTGGCCGCCGGGGGCCGACCCACACAAAGGAGCAACATGGATTCCCTCTGGGAGAAGCAGGCACCGGCCCGCATCAAGAAGCCGGAGAAGGCTGCTGCGAAACCAGCAGCGAAGAAGGCC